AAGATTTAATAGTTCCTCATCTCTCTGTATTTTAATAGTCAGGTCTGATATTTTTACACCGTATTTGTTTGCTGTTCTTTCAATGTATCTACTCTGCATAGGAATTTTCAAATCCTTAAAAACTCCTGTATTTGCTTCCTTTCGTTTCGGTTTCGGAATCGGACCGCTTTTTCCTACTTTACCAAGCCCATCCATATAAATACGCTCCCACTGCTGTGGAATTCTCATACTCTGTGAGAACTTCACATATTCCTGCATGGTGAAACGGTACCTCGTCTGGGCAGCCAGAATGCTAAGTTCATTTGCTTCCCCTTCTTTCAGCAGAGCAATATCCTGCCTCTGTTTGCGCATCAGCAGCTCCATTTGACGCTGCTTTTGCAGTGCAGTATAGGTGGTATATTCTTTTCCGGCATATCTCCGTGGACGATTTTCCTCTGTCATCATGTGCTCAAGTTCCTCATCCGTATAGTTTCGGACCGATACACCTTCAAGAAAAGGCTCGTACCAGTGATAACAGTTTGCTCCGCATAAACCTGTGACTGTGCCAAGCCCGCATATTATCCTAAGTTCAGCATAACTGTACACGCGTCCCTGCCATACCTGATGCTCGATTCTGGCTCCCATATGGTAAGATACTTCGAAGTCATTCGTCCCAAGTTCATTCGCCACCTGTTCATTCATGTATCCAGTCACCTGGCTGAATCCTGTCATGAGTGCAGTCCTGGACGCCGAGTCAACGCGGAAACTTCGGCCAGACGCATAGTTCACGGACCGGCAGCCACTCCGGGTCATTTCCTTGACCACTTTATTCAGTGCCGTGTTATAGTCAAAAGCCCCTGTAGCAATACCTAACACAGCATCATCCAGCGTACGCTGGTAATAATCTGCAAGTGGAAGAAACGTTGTTTTCCCTCCCTGCATCTTCGTAAAGCCCATTGTCTGTGTAATATTCTGAAAAGAATCCCGTGTCTGCTTTATGGCTGCCTGGATAACCGTCTGGATCCCTGGATGGTTTCCAAAAGCTTGTCTATCCACGCCTGCCTGTGAATAAAGTTCTCCAAGTTTATCATACTCACTCTCCACAACATTACCAAATATTCTTTCCATTTCCCGTTCGGATACATTCAGATAGGTCTGAATCTGCTCCTGTATGTATTCATCAGCAAGTCCCATCTGCCTGAGCCTGTTGATCTGGTATTCCGCCGTTGCAGTCATGTCTGAGTTTGCTTTGATCCGGCGGACAATGTCCTTCATGATGTTCATCTCCAGCCTTGATGCAGCCTGCTCCATTGTAACTGTCAACGCCTCAATCTCTCCCTGTGTCATATCCACCCCTCTATTTCTCGACTGTATCGGCCTCGTCCATTACCATGCGTTTTGCAGTTGTCTCATCCTCGTTATACCATTTTGCACGATATTCCCATGGCTGCATGAACCCCGCCGCAACATCTGCACGGTCATTCTGGCGCTCTGTTTCTTCATCCGTAAGAATGGAATCGTTGAACTTACAGCCAAATTCATACCCGGATGTATAAAGCCCATTGTAAAAAGCCAGCCCCGCGGCAAAATCCTCCAGACAGCCCTTAAGATTTTCCTGAATGGCCGTCACCCGGTTATACTTCCGTGCTTTTGATGTCTTGATTTCCGTGGCTGTCTTTGCCACCTCCTGAACCTCCGAAAGATCGCCATAAGCCAGGCCGACGATAAATTCGATACTCCGGTAATATCTCTCCAGACCCCGGATATAGGCATCATCCCTCATATCCGGGGAATACTCTTTCAACAGATCTTTGTCTTTCCCATCTTCCAGCTCCAGGCCACGGTACAGGCGCCGGTTCAACTTTGCCATCCCTACAACCTTGTTGCTCTGCTTTTTCAGTGCACGGCTATCTACATGGATTGCACGTTCCCCAGACTCATATTCCCAGTCCAGCCTTGCCGCCTGGATGTCTGCCAGCTTGATACGTTCTTTAGCCGAATCAAAGATCGACACGCCACAGTTGGATCCATCTACTGTATTTTTTATCGGATTCCGGTAGTAGCCGAAGTCCATCTGGTCCATTCCCCTATAGGTAATCGGTCCCGGTGCAATCCTTTCCCATTCCGGGACATCTGACAGGCTGCATTCCTCACCGATGTAGTCCCTGCTCTGGGAATGGTAGCATTTATTTTCTATCGTAAGGCTGCCGTTTACAAAGTAATGCCGTTCCGCCCTTGTATAATTGTGTTTCCCGATCTGCTTTACCGTAAGAAAGATAAAATCGAGCGGTTTCCCCTCATCTGTAAATTTCACCGGGATAAACTTGTCTGCTGTCACAAACTCCGCATGATCCGGCCCCAGAGGTTTCAGGACGAAAGAGCCAAGGCCAAGGCCGTCCTGGAGGTTCTCATTCAGACCAGCGATACAGTGCTGATACACTTTGTCCAACCTGTCATTATTCTGAATGCCGGTGTCCATCTCTACCAGTACGGCATCGGCAAACTCCCGGCAGATCCCGCTCTCAATGCGGAGGGATTCCACGGGATCCATGATCCACGATGCATTCCCGTCCAGCATCTGCTTCCATCCGTCAATGGCCTCAATCATCTTTTTGGATAGTGCAATATCCTGCCCGGCAATGCCTTTTAATGTCGTGTAATCAAACATCTTCCTGATCCCTTTCCATAATCTTTTAAATCCATCAAACATCTTCCACCTCTTGTATCAGCATTTTCATGTCGCGTTCAATCGTATACTCAAATGCGTCCAGGCTGTCGATATCCGTGCTGCCATCATCCAGCCTTGCATCCCCGCCCTTGATGCTTTTTTCTTTGTCCCAGACTGCATCCTTAAAGGCAGCCTCTAACGACTCGCAGTCTTCTGTAACAAAAAACCGCCCAGCCCCCATAAGCTTGACGGTACACCGGATCCGGTCATTAATCGGCAACTTCTTTGCCGGCCGGACAGAGATCCAGGGAAATTTTTTATCTACTGCATTGCGGACGGAATTACCCAGGACCGTTTCTGCATTGTCCCAGAATACCGATTCCACGTTGCAGTATTCCACCTGTCCCCAGTGGATCGTGATATCCGCGTACTTCTCCAAGACTTCCTGTGTAAACTCACAAAACAGCTCATTCAGACGATTGCTGTCAATGTCCTCTGTTTCGTCAAATGCCTTAATCCGCTTGGATTTCAGTGCAATCACTTCTCTATAGTCATCCGTATACCCACGGGCAACGAACGCATGGCCGGACTGGTTCCCCCCAAAGTCAATGCCAATCTCGATGGAGGTGATATCCTCTTTCCGGAATTCCTTGCAAGGTGGAGCCTGTGAGTACTGATCCACTATCCGGCACCGGAATGCTTCTGGATTATCCGCGAATTTCTTGTAGATTGCACCCTCTGCCCTCTTCCATAATCCAAGGATAAGGCGGTCATAGTAGATCGTGCCCTCGTATTCCTTACATAGTTCTTCCACAAATCTAGGATCCAGAAATGGATTATCGAAGATCGTGTATCTCTGCAGGTAGATGTCCAGCCTGTCATCATCTATGAACTCCTTGAGCCAGTGCGTGGGATGCTCCGGATTGCAGGACCCGTCAAAACAGGAATACGGCTTATCCAGACGGGATTTCAGCATCTGGAATACCTCTCTATTCCATTTCGCCACCTCATCCCCGTAGCAATACTTGATGCTGGATCCCTGGATCTTGGCCACCTGGCTGATCTTCTCGGCTCCAAGGCAATAGGCATCCTCGCCGCAGATCCTGGCAACGTTCCGGCTGTTGATCGTGCCGACCAGTGACTCCGTGTATATCTCCCTCATCGGCTGCAGCACGTTACGCTCTATCGATTCCTTGGACACGCCCAGGATCACATTCAGCCCGGGCTTGCCTGATCTCTCCCGGATACGGAAGGGAATCACGAAGGACGTATCCACATACGACTTCCCCGATCGGACGGCACCGGACTTGATGTTCCATCTATGCGTCGCATGCACGATGTACTCATTCTGCTTCCTGCTTAGCTGCATTCTCGCGCACTCCCTTCAGTATCTCATCCAGGCGGTCTATCGCCTCCTGCTTTCCTCCGACCCTCTCTGCCAGCTCCTTATACTGCCGGATCATGCTGCGCAGTTCCGACTGCGCCCTGGCCTGCGCTTTCAGGAAAGAGGCCTGCTTGTCCCAGGCCTGCTGCACCTCCCAGCGCTCCTCAGTCACAGAATCCCCGTTCTTCTCCTGGATCTGCGTCGTGGTCAGATCATCCCGGTCACGGACGTACATGATCTGCTGCGCCCGTATGATGGCGGCATAGGCAATCTGTATCTGGTCCCATAGGACGTCCAGGGGATCGGCGGGCATCTCCTGAATGATGGAGACGGTCTCTTCCGGAAGGTACTTCGAGAAGAATCCGAATTTCTCGGCATTCTTGTTCCTTTTAGGCGCGCCGTGCCCGACCGCATTCTTGTTCCCGGGCTGGCCGCCGTGCTTCTTTTTTTGTGTGCACACCTTTTCTGATTTTGTGTGCACACTTTTTTTGTCCCATTTATGCCTGACCTTCCAGGATTTTACCGTATTGAGGGAGACTCCGTACTTGTCAGCGATATCCTTATACTTCATCCCCGCCATGTAGTCCTGCTCTGCTAATATATAATTCTGCGTCTCACTCACGTCACCACCTTCCAATCCGGCTTAATTTTCTGCATCAGAAAAGCACCCCGGAGGGTGCCTGTTTAATTATTCATTATAATTTAAATAGCATTCATAATCCTTCTTGCCTAACAAAAAACCGAGAACTTCTTTTTGGTTATGAAAAACATCATTTATTTGTTCATGATTACATTTCACGAGAAACTGTTTACACAAACGATAAAATGTCACCAATTGTTTAGACAACTTTAATAACTGCTCTTTATCCAGTTCATCAGTTTTCTTAATTCCCTCATAATACTGATACATTGTTAAATTCACATTATAATTGCTATGTATCACCTCGCAACATTTCCCGTATTCACCTTCTAAATAATCAATAAACTCTTTTTCGGCTTTCTCATACCTGTCTCTTAATTCCTTAAACATATTTCTAACCCCTGTAGCATTTGTATTCTCGTATCCTAATACTACTCGGACCAAATTCTCTATTGTAGAACGAAAAAACGTATAGTATACCCTTAGCGAATCCTTATTAAACGAATGAATCAAGTTAAACATATCAGTAACTAAACAATTATAATAATGCTCTCTTCTCGTTTCTGGAAAGGCATACATTTTTTTAATAAATAGCATACATTTTGCGATACTAACTAAATCATTATTCGGAATATTTACCCTGTCTTCCCTTACTAGGTTAACGAATTCTTTTATGTCTGCTTTACATACTTCGACTCCTCTATATCTGTTCAACATATTATAAGCCCTTTAGCCATTTTTCTAATTTTTCATTTTCATTTT